ATGAATATGAAGAAGGTAAAAAGCCTCTACTAACAGATAAGAAGTTATCTAAGTGGTTCAAACGAAGGCAAGCTAGACTTTCATGGGATATATATAATTTAGGAACTACTGCACTGGATGTAAAGAATTTTACTCCTAAAGTGGAATCCGCATGGGTAAATTCTTTAAATTTATATGACGAAGCTGATCCTGATTTAATGTCGGCTTGGAGAGCTACAAGTGAGGCGGTGACTGATCCTGTTGCAGTAGGACTTGGTGTAGCTACTGCGGGAACAGGATTTTTAGCTACGAAATTAGGAGGAAGGGTTGCTGCAATAGCGGCACGAAGTTCTTTTAAAAAGCAATTAATAAAAAGTTTAGTAGATAGAGGTGTAACAACAAAGGTTGCAAAGAAATTTGCAGAAAAGGAGATTATAGATAAATCCATTACTACTCCTATTTATAAAGCTGCTAGAAAAGAAGCTGCTACAACGGTTGCAAAATCACGAGGAAGAAAATCGTTACTTCCCGGTGCTTCATATATGGGAGCTTATGATCTTGCTCAACAAACATTTGATGCTGAGATGGGATTTATTGATCCTGAAACTGGTGAACCAAAACAAATAGATCCTATAGGAGTAGCTACCAGTGCTTTAGAAGGTGCTGCGTTTATGGGAGTGCTAGCAAAATATGGTGGGAGAGCTTCCGAAAAGTTATTTAGAAAGAGAAGAGTTAGACAGCATCAAGAAAAATTAACAGCCTTAGAAAATGCTACCATTAATCAAGTAAAGAGTACTTCTAAAGTGGTTGTTGAAAATATGGAGTCTTCTGCAATAGAAGCATTAGCTCATGAAACTCAGCGAGATCTTGTAAAAGATGGCCGACTTACTTTAAATATTAAAGGAACAAGAGCTAAAACAGATAAAGCTAAAAATGCTAAAGGTACTTCAAAAAAGGTTAAAGGTAGAGCAAGTCTGGATGAAATTAAAAATACCTTTAGATCTCATGGTATTGAATTAGAGCCAGTCAAAGGAATGCGTGGACAATATAGAGGAAGAAAAATTAATGAATTTAATATAGGTCCACAAGCTGGTGAAATATTTGGGTCAGATTTAGGTAGAGGTGAATTAACAGTTGGATGGTTGAAAAGAAAAGTATCATCTGATGCTGGTCTACCCAGAGAAGCTGGCCGACTTATACGAGAAAAAGAAGCTGGAATAAGACGAGCACAAAAACATGCTAAAGTTAGAGTGGGTCAATTAGATAAAACAGTAAAAGAAGAATTTAATATTGGTACATTCAAAGATATTAAAAAAATAGTTGATCTTCCTCAGAAAACACTTTACGATCTGAATCAGGTATTAAAAGGTAATACTGCAACTGTAAATAGGATAGCTCAAAAATATTCTTATGCTCCTAAAACTTTAAAAGTATTACAGGAGATGAGAAAAGATGTTCAATTTTATCAGAAAGGTCTTTTAGAATCAGGTGCAATTAAACCAGAGTTCTATAAAAGAGGGCCACGGAAAGGACAGTTAAAAGATGGACTTTATGCTAAAATAGAAAAGTCTATGGATGGTACAACAAGTGAGTTGTGGATGAATAGACAGTATAAAATATTTGATGATCCTGCATGGAAAGAAATTGCATTCGCCACACCAGATATATATATAGGAGCTAGAAGTTGGGTAACATCACAGGCTTTGAAAAAAGATAAAAAACTTCGTGCTATAAACGATAAAGTATCTAATCATATAATTACAGATAGTAATGGTGTATCTCATTATAATTATAAAGGTGCTGCTCAAGCAGGTATATCACCAGATGACTTAGCACTTCATAAACAATACTTTGATTCAGATACTGGATACATTACTAAGCTCATGGATGATATTATGAATATTCATGGCGAAGATGAAATGTTTAAGTTATTTGGATCTGGTACAGAAGGTTTAAAGATAGGAAAAAATCCACTCAATATTCTTAAAGGAAGAGAAAATATTCCTAAAGATATAAGAAAACTTATGGGCGAATATCAAGATCCATTTACTAATTATGAAAATTCATTTCTTAAACTTAATTCAACTATTGAAACATATAAGTATGAAAAAGGAATATCTGATCTTGTTAAAGGTGGATACATACCGGGAGCAGGGCCAATACGTAGTAAAGCAAAGGCTCAAACTACGGAACTTAAATCAAGACTTCCTGAACGTGCTGGTGTGGATATTCCATATGAAGCAGGAGGTGAAGCAGGATTGCAACGTCCGTTGTCAGGCTTGTATGGAAGAGGGGCAGTTGCTGATGCAATTTTAAATGGTAATGAAATTCTTCACCAAACAGCAGCGGTTACAAAAGCGGCTGGAAACTATGGTGGTGGAAAAATAGTAAGAACTTATCTTTTTCAACAAGGATTAACTAGAGGGGCAAAAGTACTCTACAGTTTAACTGCTTATCCACGTAATTTTTTAAGTGCTGGTATGATGGCCTTCGGTGCTGGTTATTTTAGACCACAACATCTTAGAGCACTTAAACCTGTATTTAAAGAGATGGTAGGATGGAGTGATGCTGCCGTAAGAACTGAAGTAGAAAAGATGACTGCTTTGGGAGTACATCAAAGTGGCGTACATCTTGCAGGACTAAGAGCTAATTTTGCTGATGCAGCTTCTGGTTCTTTGTTTAGTCAATTAAGTCCTCTATATCGTTCTCAAAGAAGTATGGCAGCAAGAGCAAAGCGTCTTAATATGAAAGTTGCAGAAGTTTATCAAAGTTTAGATGATATGTGGAAGTACTTTGGTTTTCTAAATGAGAAGTCTAATTATAGAAATGTTCTAATAGGAAGGGCTTCCGTTGCTAAGATAAAACAAGAGGCTGGAGAAGCATTAAATCTTGAAGAAAGAAAATTACTGGAGGCATGGAATAAACAAGGTGGTAAGTTTTATGATCCTTCTCTTGATATTGTTGCACGGCATAGAAGTGGGGATGGACTTGAATATAGTTTTACTTATTTAGATACAGTAGCATCCGATCAAACATTAAGGCATATGCAGAACTATGCAAGTGTTTCTCAATTTATAAAATATTTACGTACAATGCCCTTTGCAGATTTCTTTTCCTATACAAGTGAACTGGCACGCACACAATATAACATATTAAAAACTGCAAAAAACGAAGTTCGTGAAGGAAGGGAATTAATGAAATATAATATTCGACTTCCTGATGGAACTTTAGCTGGAGAGGATATAGCAAGTAATGGACTTTATAGATTGGGAAGTACTATGATAGCTCAATCTTCTGCTGGTGCTGCCTCTGCATATAGTGCGGAGAAAATATATTCTAATACTAAAGGATTAGCGGCGGATGCTTTTGAATATATTGAATCATTCGGTAGACCTTTTGAAAAAGGAAATTATTATTATTGGTTGACTCCACCTAAGAATGGGAAGGGAAGAAGAATTAATCTTAGTTATGTCTTTCCGTGGGCTGGTTATCATTCAGCCATTAATGAAACGATACTAGGAATACAAACAGGTGGAGAAGATGTAGATCATAGGATAGGTCAAGCAGTTTGGGATGGTACAATGGGAACTCTGCATGATTGGTTTGGTCCTTCTATGTGGGCAAGTGCAATGGCTAATGTCTGGATGGGATATGATGAATATGGAAGACAGATACGAAAAGAAGGAGTGGAGAATCTTGGATGGAATGCAGTACAGGCCACGAAGGAAATGTGGAAAGCATACTCGCCGGGAGGTGAAGCTGCTGTAATGAATATAATTAGATCTTATACTGATCGTCCTGATGTAAATATATTTAAAGCACTTGAATCTGGACTTTCTCCTAAAGAAGCCATGTCAGCCATTAGACGAGGTAAATCAGGTAGAAGATTTAATACGCAGGATCAATGGATAGCATTAAGTGGAATTAAGCCAGAGGAATATGATATATCAATTCAAATGGGATATGATATTGGCAAGATAAAAAGAACTATGTCTGATGCAAATAAAATATTTACAAATATGGTACAGGAGAAGTCTCCTACTACAATAGATGATCTTGAAGAAGCATATGCAGAAACTCTGGCGAAACAGTTCTCCTCTGCTAAAGAGCTAAATGATATATTTGAAAGAGCACGAGGAGCAGGTCTTGATAATAAAGCTATAATAGCTGCAATAACCAAACAAGGAATATATCAGCTTGATAAACAAATGTTTGATAGCCTATTAAAAACAGGAGTATATGATCCACCAGCGCCGATAAGTGATCAGATTTTAAAATGGTTTAGAGAAACTAAAACAATGACATTCGCAAAACCACCTATCTTAGATGCACAAAAAAGATTAATGAAGATATATAAATTATATAAATCAGCTTCTACGGTAAGTGAAGAACCTAATATTTTTGAAGAGTTTGAAAACGAATAAATAAGGAAGAATAATATGCAGGACATGACCATGATTTGGAATGCCATACTTACGATGGCCGTAGGTGGATTTCTCTGGTGGATACGTACTACCACAGCATCCATTACACGGATACGTGAAGAGAACTTGGAGAATAGAGAGCACATTGCCCTGACCTATGCAACCAAGCAGGACGTTAAGGATGACCTACAGCAGATCATGGGCAGGTTTGATCGTCTGGAAGATAAGATAGATGACTATATGAGGATGGAAAAGTAAATGGTTTGGCCGCTACCTATGGAAGAGTCTGAGCCTACTAGAATATCTGAGCAATATCCTGAAGCGGCTGCTCTAATACGTAAGTATGAATCCGTTAATCAATCCGGTCAGCCACATCTTGATCCTTATCCAGACTATAGTGGTAAGACATATGTAGCTGGATTTGGTAGAACTATTGATAGTGATAAGAAGGATGTTCCGTGGACAGTTGAACAGGCGGAAGCAGACTTGGATGTTCAAATATCAGAGAAATTAAAAGAGATTGATAAGCTAGAGCAGAAGTTACCAAAAGGTATGTCCTTTACTAGATCAGAAAAAGAAGCCCTTATCCCATTCCTACAGAATGTAGGCTATAGTCAGCTTAGTGGTACAAAAGCTATAAAGGCTTTGGAGGAGGGAGACAAAGAAAGATTTGCATTTGAACTGTTCGATGCTGAACAAGGATTTATAAAAGGTA